CAAACTTCGGGCTTCATATCCGCGTACTCGTCCATTACTAGATACTTTAATGACACACCACGCATAGTCTCTGGTCTGTCTGCACCCTTCAATGATATGGTTGCACCATTGAGAAGTGTAATCTGTAGGTTATTAATGTGGCTGCTTTTGATTACTGGGTGTCCTACCTCAAGTAATGCTTGCCACATAATGTCTCTGGCCTGTCCTTGTGTAGGTGCTACGTAAAACACATGACCAGCCTTAACCTGTAGGCCGTAAAAGATTAGTAGGTATGCAGCTAAACGAGACTTACCCGTTCTTCGTCCTGCTGCTACTACTTTAAATCTAGCCTTACTGTCCCAGACACTTTGTTGCCACGGTAACAGTTTAATGTTTAGGTCTGTAGACAATTAGTAAGTCCAAACAACTGGTGTAGTTTTTCTAATATCTACATGAACAAAAGTTTTAGCTACGCCAATGCCAGTAAACCCCAACTTTAAAGCTTCTTTTATAATAATCATACGCTCCGCACCACTATTAACTTTAATGTCAGCAGCTATACCTTGTGCATGAGTGCCTGCTTTTTCTTTTTTAGCTTCAATACTGTGGTTAGGTGAACGATAGCCAGAAGTAATAACAAAAGGAAAACCTGCGTTCTCCCTTAGAATATCAAGCATGTTTAGAAACTCAGTGGACATTTCATTCTCACCTGTTTCCTGACAGTCAAACTCTTCTCTACTAAAGTAATTCATCTTCACTGGCCTCACTTGGGTTTAGGTTAATAAAGTCACCATCTAGGTCATCTTGTTGCTCACCGATAATAGTTGTCTCACCACCTACCCCAGTAATGGTAATGTTTACTGCGGCCTTACCACCTGTGTTCTTAGCTTCATCGAAGTAAGACAAAGGCATGAGCCTATCCATTACTAGTTTCCATGCTGCTGCTTGGTTCTTGTGTTCATCGTCTAATGCAGCATTAAGGATACTATCCATAACCTTGCGAGACTTAGGAGATGCAAGTAAGCGAGCTTTGTATTCACGGATAGCATCAGCATCACCTTTAGGTCTGCCTACTGCTTTACGATTACCCTGCTTCTTTGCTGCTATATCCTTCTTCGGCGGTCTACCCCTACGTTTCTTGGGAACCGTCTCAGTTTTGTCAGTCATTTATTTACTCATTAATCTATTATAGTAGTCTTTAAATTTATCTGTTTTGTATCCACCAGCAGAATAAGATAAAGCATCTTCTTTAGTAGTAAATGGTTTATAGTTTCCTGTTCTTAACGCATAGGACAGTGCATTTTGTGGGTCTTCAAACCTTTTTAAACCACCGCCTGTTTCCTGAATAATTGTAGGGAAAACGTACCAGTTACCCTGTCCATCTGTTTCAGCAGCCATTTCATGTGTTGATATGCTGCCATCTTTATTTTGAATAAACGGATATTTTTCTGGGTTATTAATTCTATCTTCCCATTCCGGTTTTTCTAAAGGTTTTTCTACTTTTATCTCTGCCATTATTTTTTCATCATATTCTTAATTGATTGAATACCGAATGATGCAGCGAATACCACACCTACTGCTGTCTTGTAGAAGTCAGGCATAGCTTCTAATGCCGTAAAACCACGCATAACAATGTCATGGTGTCCTGTAAATGCTAGGATAAGTGGTATGCTAACTAATATAGTAAGCCACTCGTCCTTCCAAGATTTATTACTAGCCTCAGCCATTGTCTGGTTCCAGTCCAGCTCACCTGCTGCAACCTTCTTCATTACTTCAGCTTTAGCCTTAGTAGTTTCTAGCTTGGCTTCAGACTTAGCTTTACTGACAGCTACTTTACCGCCTATCCAAGTCTTAGCTACTTCCGCTATTGGTGCTAATAACATCTGTATCATTTTTTCATAACTATAAAGTCAATAATGTATTGCTCTGGTATACGAAGAATCTTTAAGTACTCCTCGTCCAGAGTATTGTAATCTCGTGCTATGTAGTAATTGTTGTCAGTTCTTTTAACGAAGAAGCCTGCTGCTTCCTGTATACAGTTATCCATTTCAGCGTCCTGCATATCGTCCGCTTCGCAAGCATCATTCCACTTAACGTAGACTACTGAGTGCATACTATTCGCCTTTATGTTGCTACAGCTAGTACTGCTGCAAATACACCTACACAAAAACCAGCGACCAATACAAAAAAGCACCAGTCACCGTTACTATTCATACATTTCTTCACTATAAAAATCCTAAAATATAAACTGTTCCGTAAGTTACTAATACAAAAGTAACTACTGTTGTTAAGGTATCTTTAATCATTTATACCTTTCTAACATTCTTAATTTTCTGTCGATAGCACTATCTATTACAGTCCTACCTATATCACCACTAGGTATAGCTTTCTTATCTTTTCTTAACTCAGCTAGTTCTCTTTTTAAATTTTTTACTTTTTCTTTTTGTTTATCTATCTGCTTATTCTTTTTATTAATAATAGTACCAGCAGCCACACCAGATGCAGCAGCCCCAACCGCAGCACCTTTATTACGAGCTACATTTTTTGTAGCTTGCAATGGTTCTCTACCCATAACTGCATACTCTTTACCCTGCTTATTTGTGCGAATAGGCCCCGGTTCTCGTCCAGTCCCCTTACCCGACTTACCTTTAGCAGTTTTGACTTTAGATGGGTTTGTTTGCTTGGCTATACTTTGTTGAGCTTTGTCTACTGCTCTTTTACCGTATTTTTTAATAGCCTGCTGTACGCCTTTCTGTGCAATGTAACGGGCTAGTGCCGCTATACCAAGAACTGGAAATGCCATTATTTAATTTTCTCCGCAATTTTTAATTCACCTTCTGATGCCATCTCTTTGTCCCAGATAGTCAAGTATTCGTTAATCATTTGAAAGAATACTGGTGGGACTAAAGCTAAGGCAAACAGTTGGAAGTAACCGTGACCTGTGTTTGGTGAACCCACTTCATCTAATTCCCAGAAGTGTGTCTCGCCTCTGTCGTGATGGTCTCCTTGACGGCCAATCTCGATAAAGAACCAGCTTGAGAAAGCAGTAGCGTTATCCCAAGAATGGCGGTAATCAATAGGCTGACCCTTTTCTCTGTAAAGACCATAATGCTCTAAGTAGTTTAATGTTTCTAATTCAAAGTTACTGACTAGCCACATGACGGCTAATACAGCCATACCTACCCAACCACCTACTGCCCAGAATAACAATACTGTTGGCAGGGACATTAGGTAACCACGAATCCAACGATTGTCAAACGATAGGAAGGACTTATCCAGACGCTCTAAGCGTTGCTTCTCCATCATGAATAGGAACTTAGATTGTCCTAATCCTGATAGTGGGTAGTGCTTATATAGGGTACGTCCACGAGGTGATGTTGCTGGGTCATCTTCATGCCCCAACTCTAAGTGGTGGTTGTAGACATGTGCGTAGCAGAAGTGTGCCTTGCCACTCAAAGCCATCATCATTCTAGCGATAACAAAGGAGAAGCCTTTGGTATGTGCCAGCTCGTGACCGTAGATAATACCGATACCGAGGAAGATACCAGTGGAGAGGGTAGCACCAATTAACTCAGTTAGTGATGTTGCGCCTGCCATAAACCCACTAACCTGAAAGGCCAGTGCAATTTGTAGACAGATAAACAGTGGTAGCATCACGTACATGGTTAGGTTCTGGAACCATGCCACGCCGTTAGTTTCTCCGTTCTCGTCAAAACCTGCACCTACTGTTTGCTTCTTCACGAGTGTATCCACAATAATGGCTACACCTAGCATAAAGACACCCAGCCAAGACAATACACCTCCCTGTACTACTCCATAGAGTGCCAGACTAATCGAGGTGGGTGCTAACAAGTAACGTAAGTTAATCAGTAATTTCTTCATAATGGTATCCCTTCAACGTAATTGAACTCTGCGGGCAGGCATACTGCACCGTAGTCTTTTATCATTTCCTTCTTCTTCATGTCCTCAAGTTCATTGGCAATAGCCGCTACGTCAGGACACTCTTGCTCAATAGTAGTCTTGTGTATTACCTCACCGTTAAGGTTTAGTATTAAGACCACTACTATTGCAATCTTCATTTCTTCTTAGGCTTGGCCTTTGCTTTCGCTGGCATAGCTTTCTTGTTGGACTTCATTTTTGGTGGACGACCCACCTTAGAACCGTATGTACCTTTACCCATTGGCATATTATTTCTTCCTGTATTGTCGAGTTTTATTTGCTATCTTCTTAGGTTGTTTACTAACCTGTTTCCCTTTTTTAGTATCCTCTCGTTTTTTACGAGTGGTAGCTGCATACTCTTTAGCCGATAAAGCCTCTCTGGCTTTCTTCGGTAAATAACGTTCACCAGTCTTAGCTGATGCTTTGCCTGACTTAGTACCCCAGTCCTGCTTAGTCCACTTCTT